GAAGCACCATAGCCCTGTGACCCAGCTTGAGCTGCGTTGTAACCTTGCGACCCAGCTTGAGCTGCGTTGTAACCTTGCGACCCAGCTTGAGCTGCGTTGTAACCTTGCGAGCCAGCTTGAGCTGCGTTGTAACCTTGCGAGCCAGCTTGGGCAGCGCCATAACCTTGTGACCCAGCTTGAGCTGCGTTGTAACCTTGCGAGCCAGCTTGGGCTGCGCCATAACCTTGTGACCCAGCTTGAGCTGCGTTGTAACCTTGCGAGCCAGCTTGGGCTGCGCCATAACCTTGCGCGCCAGCTTGAGCTGCATTGTAATCCGTGGATTGAACCTGCATCGGCTGGTATTTCATAGCAGCTTGCGTGCCTTGCATTGCTTGCTGAAGCCCGCCCGCCGCTGCTTGGTTCACGTTAAAGTTGCCTGTTGGGGCCAGAGTGGAAGGTTGCTGTTGCCCAGCCATATAGGCGGCTTGCGTGCCGGTCCCTCCCTGCCCCGGCGGCATCAACTGGTGCGTTTGCGCTTGCTGCTGTGGTTGCGCCCCGCCTTTACCGCCGCCTGGTGCAATACCTTGAGGCAAACCCCCAGAATCTGCTTGTGCTGCTCCTGAATTTGACAGTGCGCCGCCTAATGCTGAACCAGCCATTTTATGCGTCCTTCTTAATCAGACCAACTGCAAAGAACTGCGCAGTTCGTAGTGTAAATGTGACCGCGCCCGCAACGGTGCGTTTTTTGCCGTTCGCAAAATCAATATAGCGACGGAACTCGCCGTAATGCTCACGCGCTTTGCCTTGGGCAATTTTCTTATTACCGCAGTGACGATACCCACGGCGGATAGCCTCGCCCCACCATTTGCCGTGCAGTACATTCATGCACCACACAACAGCTTCTCGCTTGGTTGTCGGAGAAAACGCACCTGAGTTGACGGCGTGTGTTGCGACTACGCATCCATCGCCAGAGCTGCTGCTTTTATTCTCCGAACCTGCTGGCGTGGCTACAAGATTGCTGACGCCAGAAATCCCGCCTTCAAAAGTGTCGCCGCTAGTGCCAGCACCGCCTCCATCAAACATATCTTTGAAACCAGTGTAGCCACCGCTATATGGTGATGGCGTTGTGCTTCCCGTTGGGGTTGGTCCACTACCGTAATTGGAGCTAAAATCAGAAGGATCAAAGTTTGGAAAATTAACTGCTGGGGAGCTAACGCCGTATTCATTTCTTGTGCCGTTATTTACAGAATCAAAATAACTGCTATTTGCTTCGCTTGGCTCGCCAGTCATCAAAGACCCGCCATATGATCCTGTTTCTGATGGTGAATCAAAAGATGCGTTAGCACCGCCAACACCTAAATTAGACATTACTGTGTCTTCATTATTATAGTAATCATCGCTTGGCCCAGTATAGACTGGATCTGACGCACCACCTCCGCCATTGTTACCACCGCCGTTGCCACCGCCTGTATCAACAACAGGCTGCGTATAATCAACAGTTTGACCTACTCTGCTTCCATCTTCACCCGTGTATGGGTCAATGAAAAGGCTATCAATAAAATCCTTTTGGCCCGGACGTTGCTGACCAAGTTCTGCAAGTGACTCCTCGTACAGAGGCGCAGATGAGTAACCCTGAATCCCGCCCGCATATGTCGTTGGCGCTGGCATACCCTCCATGCCAGTGCCGCCGCCGCCAGCCATGCCAAACGCACTAGCAGCGTTTGCTGTGTTCTGGAATGCTGACTGCTGCATTGGATTAAATGCCGCGACATCTGGGCCGTAGTACGGCGTATAGCCTATTTTAGAAATATCGTCTGCTCGTGACAAATTGCGTCGCGCTGCATCCTCAATGTATTGAGGGACTGTGACTGAGCTTGTGCTTGAGCCGCCTTTTCCGCCTGACATTACTCGAACTCCTTAATGTATGAGGCGTGTTGGGCTTCCCAACCGTGTGCCTTTAATGGTTTCTTCCAGCCAAAACGGCCAGACATTGTTAGAGCGCTGCAACCTTGTGCTTTAGCCCAGTCTATCACGTCTTCGTGCATATCCATAATTTGATCCAGCTCACCGCCACCCAGAAATACGTTTAACACCGATTTCTTCGGGTATATCACGATTTCAGTGACGATGCACCCCCTTGGTGTTGGCCAAAGCTGCAATACACCCTTTTGCAATCCCTCAACAATATCGTCAAAGTCATGCGTGCCGCCGCTGTAGCTTAGAGCTGCATTGATCCAAGGTTTGCATCTTTCTAGCTCGTCGTTCACGCGTTCACCCTAGATATAGCAAGCGTAGCCGCAGGTGTAGCTGGCGCAAATGCGTTAGCCGCGTGGTGCTGCAAGCTGCCCTGCGTCCCGTCTGTTGCCCAATACGCCTCAAGGTAATCGCCAGCATTCACATTAAAGATTTGAGTGCGAGATATAATCATTGTCGCGTTGCTCTGGTGTAAGGTGTTTTGCATTGCACTATCAACAACATCCACTCCATTCAGTCTTGGCCAAAACCAGAAGTTGACCGTAGAGCCAGACGACGAATGCGTTTGAGCCGTAAAGCTCAATGTGTACGCGCCACCCTCAGTAAAAACAATGCGGGACGCTGGAGTGCCAAGCGTCACGCCCACGCTGCCAGCCATGATTGAAAACGTCAGCGGGTAGGCGGTATTGGCCGACGCTGCGGTTACATCCGACGTAATCTCAAGGTGAGCCACGCCGTTGGCCAGTACAATCTGACGCCAGACGCCATCCTTGGAAACCACTGGGTAGCCGTTAATTCGATCCCACAGCAACACGCCATCTTCCGCCGCAGAAGCTGTTGCATCTTTAGCGTCAAGTTGGTTCAGAGCCTTTCCAAGATAACGGCGTAAGTTTTCAGCCCACGACGATAAATCAAAAGTAATCGGGGGGACAACTCTCATCGACGCCCGCCCTGCCGAGCATCTAGCCGCATAATGCCAACGCGCCAATCATCAGCGACAACACCTTCAACACGCATACGGATTTGACGCCCTTGAAAGCGAACCGATGTCGGGTTGCTCATGGCAAATGGACCGTATTCACTTTCAGTGCCATTGGGGTAAAAACGCGTCTTAAATGTAGCCGACACATCGCCCTGCGTTTTCTCATCAGGGATTAGCTCAACCACATTCATAATGTTTTCACCAACGCCAATCGAGATAGGTCCAGTTTCGGCGTATGGCGTGCTTGAGCCGTAGCTGTAGCCGATCTCATGCTCATACAGTGTGCCATCGCTTGCAATAAACATTGGGTAGCGGAATACGCCACGATCAACGCCAGCAGTGCGATCCATCTCGCCCGTAATCCAGATGTTTTCCACGAAGTCATAAGCAACGTATCGGTTGCACTCAAGACTGTCTGCGCTGGGGTAGAACCACCAGATTTCGTTCCACGCGCTGTTGACCACGCAAGAAATTTTAGAGCGTTGGTCTTTGTTGATGTCGCTGAATACATAGTCTGCGACTTCGCACGGGATGCTCTGCACATTGCCGCCAGAATAAATGAAGAAGCCACGCAGCCCCATCCATATGACGCCGTTATCCACAGACGCCGCCGCACGGGCCGCGATTAGGCCGCAGGAGGTGCCAACACGCTCTACACCGTACACGAAGGGCGGGCCTTGGTACGTTAGGCTGTGTGCGTCCTCTGTGGTTAGTATGAGAGACTGTCCACGTGTGCGTAGCCCCGTCAGGATGACGCCGTTGGTTTGCAGGTTTATGTCACCAGCTTCGTTTGTAGCTAATGGCGTCCAAGTTGTGTTGTCCTCGCGGTCTGACCACTGAACTTTGCGAGGGTCGCCGCCAGCGCCAAAGCACACGACGAAACGCTCTTCAGTTACCATCATGCCAGTGCAGTCGGTCGGCGCGTTTGCAATTAAAGCAGCGTCAGTCGCCACGTTACCCTGCCACTCGTACAGCTTGCCGTCATCGCTAGACATGGCTAGCAGATACTCGCCCCAGTTTTCGAGGCTCCACGTTGTAGCTGGGAGAATGGTTTCGGTGTCAGCGCGTGGCAAGCCGTATTCTTCGTTGCCGTAAAACCCGCCGCCGTAGGACGTATTGATGTTTGCGTCAATTCGGCCAGCAGTTAGCCCAGTAGGCGTAATTTCAGTCGCCGTGCCGTTTGCGTTAATAACGTACAAGTTATTGTACGTCCCCGCAGCAGTCTGGCGTAAGCCGTCATTTTCTTCCCACGCAAGCATGGACCGAACAACGCCGTTTAAATCAACAGAAGCACGTTGACGCCAGCCACCAACAGGACGCAGCGCATCCTCGTGCCAGCGGACAAGGTTAATGTCCCGCCAGCGGCCCTGAGACATAAGATCAGTGCCGTTGCGATACTGACCTGCTGGGATTTTAAGCGGAATTAGCGGCATACGCTCTCTCCCAATTTAAGGTTTAGCAGGCCAATAAGCTTCATCAAGGTTAGGCCAGTTAGCATGATCGGTAATATCACGCAGAGCCTGACGGTATGTTGTCATCGCAGCGTTCATCGTCACATCAGTAAGTGCGAAGTAATCAGTCCCAGCCAGCAAGCCATCACGCTTAGTGCGGTTGTTCTCTGCTAACGTGTCATCAAGACCAGCTTGGTATGCAGCCTCATGCTCTGACTTTGTGGTTGTTACGCCATCCTCGTCAGTCGTGTCAGCGAACATATCCCGTACTTCCCATGCAGTGACCCAGTTGCCGTTAGCATCCTGAGTAACGCCGCTACGTGCTGCACTTTCATACTGGCCTACAGTAGGCTTAGGGGCCTCTAGGACAGCATCTAAGTTGAGGCCATCTAGTGTTGCTTGCTTCCATGTGCGAGGCAAAGACATGTTGGGGTTAGCTGAACGCCATTGCCCTTGTGTTTTCACTTGGCCTGTAGTTCTATTTCTGTATTCTGACATGATTGATATTCTCCTGTGTCAGTTGATTATGCTATTGCGTAGAATATATACTCTGCGCTTGAGACGTTGATGTTAGTTGCTGATACCTGATTAACAATGAAGCCGCTGCTTGCAGGGTCAATGCTGTCATCAGTTGTAACTTGAGCAGCCGTTGTGTTTAGGCTCAGGTGTGGGTCATT